GAATGGAAGTCGCAGTTTGACACCGTCGTGCAGGTTGGGCTCGGCACCACAGACGACGAGACGAAGATCGCCTTTCTGACACAGGTCGCGGCGAAGCAGGAACAGATCCTGATGCAGATGGGGCCGCAGAACCCTATCGTCTCGGTAGAGCAATACGTCAACACGCTGCGCTCGATTGCTGAGATCGGCGGCTTCAAGGATGTCGATCAATTCTTCAATTCGCCTCAGATGATCCGCCAGCAGATGATGATGCAACAGCAGCAACAACAGGCTCCGCAGCCTGACCCGGAGATGGTCAAGCTACAGCAGGAGATGGAGATGGACCGCGCCAAGGCGCAGGCCGACATCCAGCTTGCCCGCGAGAAGATGGAGGCGGAGATGCAGCTAGAGCGTGAGAAGATGGCGATGCAGATGGAGTTGCGCCGGCAGGAGCTTCAGGCTGAGGCAGAGCTTCGTATGGCAAAGGCTGTCACTGACGCCGAAATTTCAACTAACCTGCCGAGGAATTAGGGATGGCGCGCAACGACACAGATTGGTCTCAGCCCCAGCCTAGCGCCCGTCAGGAGCGTGAAGCGCAGCAGATGGCGGAACAGATCGCCGCTGACTACGGTGGTGACTATGGGGCGGGCTTCTTTGATTACGGCCCGATGACAGCGCCCCAGCCCGCCAGCCCATATCAGGGCGCGATTAACGCCGCCGACACGGCGCTGACTAACCTTGCGGCGCAGCAATATGCGTCCGAGCAACGTCAGAGGCGCTTTGCAGATCAGACGTCGATACAGGACGCGCTGGCCCTGCAACGTCAGCAGGCCGAGCGAATGGCCGCAGAGCAGTATCAGCGCCGCATCGCGGACCAAGCCGCTGCTCGATATGGGCTAGCCCTTGAGCGCGGTATGTTAAACAATCAAATAAGATCAGATATGGCGAAGGCATACTCTGACGTCACCAACTTCGGTATGGGCCCGGCGGTTCCGATGGGTTCTGACATATACCCGGCCGCGTTCTCAACCTTCACCCCCGGTCAGCAGGCATCCCTGAACCAATACCTCCAGCGCGGTCCGAGCAAAGACTACAGCTTCGGGGTGCTGCCAAAGGTTATGGGCTTGCTCGGCGCGCCGTCTAAATATGACCAACTTACCAGCGGCGACTACCGCCCGGTCTTCGTGGGCGATGAGCTTTACGGGAGCTTCGGCGCTGGCCCGTTCGGCGGTCAGGTTTACACTGGCCGCACGTTGCCGTCAGACGTTGCGGCGGAGTACGGCATCCCCGGCTTCGCGCCCGAGGAAAGCGAGGGCTTTGTTCCCCCCATCGCTGACCCCGTGACAGACGAGAAGAAGTGCCCCGAGGGCTACATCTTCGACGAGGACTTGCAGGCGTGCCGCCTAGACACTTCCGCGCCCACCGCGCCAGCCCTTGCGGCTCGTGCGCCGCTTCCCACATATAGCCTGTTAGATCAAGCGCCTGACGGGCTTCTGGAGTTTCAGCGCCGGTACGGGTTGCCCCAACAGCAAGTGGATTTCAGTCTACTGACATGAACGAAAACAAGGTAAGGCAGCGGCAGGACCGCGCCGCAAAGGCAGAGGCACTGCTGAGAAATGAGCTTTTCGTCGAGGCTTTCGAGTATCTCGACGAGCAATTCATCGACGCTTGGAAGACCTCCAACATTGATGATGCAGACGCTCGCGAGAAATTGTTCCACCTGATGCAGGCACTTGGCGCTGTCAAGGGGTACTTCTCGAGCGTCGTTGAGGATGGTAAATTGGCAAAGGCCCAGCTTGACGAATTCAGGCGCTACGGCCGCATAAACTAGGAGTTTTTTATGTCCGACAATCCGCAAGGAACCGGCCCGATTTCTTTAACTGATGCAGTTTCTCTTCTGAACACACCCCCAGCGGACACCGTGACAGAAGAGATCACAGAGGCACAAGAGCCTCAACAGCCTGAGACTGAGGCGTATGAACCGGAGGCGGAGACCGCAGACGCGACCGTCGAAGAGGATTACGAAGAGGACGATGAGGGCGAAGACGCCTACGAGGCGGATGACGACGAAGAGCACGAAGAGGAACCCCCGGAGGTCTACACCGTAAAGGTTGACGGCCAAGAGGTAGAGGTAACCCTCGACGAGCTTCAGAGCGGTTATTCGCGACAGCAGGCGTACACTAAGCGCTCGATGGAGTTAGCCGAACAGCGAAAAGCCTTTGAGGCGGAACAAGCTGAAACGAGACAACTTCGAGACGCTTACGCGCAGCAACTTGATCAGTTGGCTGCCCAAATCCAGCAGGCAACCCAACAGGAACCTGACTGGAGAGCATTGGCCGAGACGATGTCCGAACGTGACTTGTTTCTGGCGAAGGCCGAGTTTGACCAGCAGAAGGAATATCAGAAGCAGGTCGAGGCCGAACGTCAGCGCATCGCGTCGGAGCAATCTCGCGAACAAGAGCAAAACCTGCGTCAGCACCTTGAGGTGCAACGCGGCGAGATGCTCAGTCGCATCCCTGCGTGGCAGGATGATGACACTCGCGAGGCTGAGCGCAAGGAAGTGATTTCCTACGCTCAGAAGCGGATCGGGTTTAGTGAGGAAGAGATCGCAAATGCGTCTGACGCGCGCGCGATTGAGCTTCTCTATAAGGCGTGGCGTTGGGACCAGCTTCAAGACAAAGCCCCCGCCGCCAAGAAACGCACCCGCAAAGCACCGAAGATGGCCAAGGCAGGGCGACCAAAGACCAAGCGCGAAGTTGCTAATCGTTCTCAGCGTGACGCCAGAAAGCGCTTTGAAAGCGCCGGGACGGTGGACGCTGCTGTTGAGTATCTTATGGGGCGGAAGTAGCCCCGCAACTTGAAAGGACAAAGTCATGACGACTTTCGCGACTAGCGCCGCCGTAGGTGAGCGCGAACAGCTTGCCGATGTGATTTACCGCATTAGATAGGGTAGGTGCGGTCTAAACCGGATGAACTGCTGGAACCCTAAGGCGCAAGCTATGGCAATCAGCATCCAAGCCCTCGGTACACCGGGGGAAGGTTCAGAGACTACCTGAGGGGTGAAGCCCCCTTAATAACAGGCTAGAGCGTCCGGCACTCCAACCCGGAGTGATGATATAGTCCACCCCCACCGAAAGGCTGGGATAGAATGCGACCCTGCTGAAACACCGATCTTCTCCAACGTCAAGAAGGAGACCTCGAACGGCATCTTCACCGAGTGGCAAGTTCAGGAACTGGCAGCCGCCAGCACCACGAACTACCACAACGAAGGCGCTGACACCTCGACTGCTGCGGCCACGCCGACCAGCCGTGTGGGTAACTACCACCAGATTTCCAAGAAGGTCTTCGCGACCTCCGGCACTCTGGATGCAGTTGACACCGCAGGCCGTGAGCGTGAACACAACTACCAGAAAGTCCTCAAGGGCCTTGAGTTGCGTCGCGACATCGAAAAGATGATCGGCGACACTGACGTTGCACGTTCCGCGTCTGATCCTCGCAAGTCCGCTTCGCTGTCTTGCTGGATGACCAACGGCTCGGTCGGTGCTGGCGACGGCGCCTTCGGTACTGGTGACGGCACTGACACCATCACTGGCGGTACTGACCGCGCACTGACGCTCGCCCTCATTGAGGACGCGCAGCAGGACGCTTGGACCGACGGTGGTAACCCGCGCATGATGGTCATGTCGGCGACTAACAAGGCGAACTTCTCGGACCTGTCCGCGACTGGTAACCTTGTCAGCAACGACGTGAACATGACTGCGGCCAAAGAGACCACCTATGTCGGTTCGACTTCGGTGTTCCTCGGCGACTTCGGCACGGTTGAGGCCACGCCGTCTCGCTTTATGGGCAACGACCGCATCTTCCTGATCGACCCGGACTTCGTGTCGCTTTGCACGCTGAACGGTCGTAACTTCCTTGAGGAAGACCTCGCCAAGACCGGCGACGCGACGGACAGCCACATCCTGTGCGAGTGGGCGCTCAAGCCGACCGCGCCGAAGGCGCACGCCGCGATCTTCGATCTCAGCGGTTCCTGATCTAGCTAGGGGGCGGCTTCGGTCGCCCCCTTCTCTATGAGGGCAAAATGAAACGATACCTCTGGACTGACCCGAACACCCGCAAGGAGGTATCCTTGCACCAGAACAGCGACGGCACGACTTACGTCGAGCAGCGGCAGGAATTTGGCAACCTGCTGAAAATCAACAAGCAGATGTCCGACGAGTACCGCCCCGGCTCTATGCGCGGCAACACGCAGCGCCACCTACAGCATGTGGCGGAAATCCCGAACGTAGTGTATGCTCATCTTGTTGAGAAGTTCGGCCCGATCCGCGAGAACCCGAAGGCGTGGAAGGCTTGGCTGAACGACAGCGAGAACCGAGCATTTAGGACAGGCGGCGGACACCTCTGATGGCGATCACGAACTACACAGAACTAAAAGCCGCAATCGCGAACTTCTTGGCAAGAGATGACCTCACCAGCGTCATCCCCGACTTCATTTCTTTGGCTGAGGGGCGCTTGAGCCGCGAGCTAGAGACGCGCAGCCAAGAGAAGCGAGCCACCGCCACGCTGACTGTTGGCGACGAGTACACCGCGCTGCCGACCGATCTGCGCGAGTTGCGGATGGTGAAGTTGAACGGCGACCCTGAGATCGTTTTGGAATATATGTCGCCAACCGCCTTGCATAGCTCTTATTCGTCCGGCGGAAATAGCAGGCCGCGCGCTTACTCGCTTGTCGGGCAAGAGCTAAAGCTGCGGCCCAAGCCCGACAGCGCCTACACCGTTGAGATTATCTACATCGGCTCTCTGTCTGCTTTGTCGGACAGCAACCTCGTCAACAACGTCTTGACCCGTCACCCAGACGCCTACCTGTACGGCAGCTTGGCTGAGGCTTACGCCTATCTTCTCGACGAGCAGCGCGCCAACGCCTACATGCAGCGCTTCACTATGGCGATCAACGAGATCAAGCTGGATGAAGAGCGCGCCAACTACGGCACGTCGTCTCTCCAGATCAGCAGCATTTACCAACGGCAAAACTCAGCAGGAGCAAATTGATGAGCGCGCTTAGTGACTACGCAGAGAATAAACTCTTGGATCACATATTATCGACCACAGCCTTCACAGCGCCGGCCGCTGTATATCTCGGCCTGTCTACGGGCAGCTTTGGCGATGACAACAGCGGCACCGAGCTTACCGGCAACAACTACAGCCGCGTGGCTGTAACCTTTGACAGCGCCGCTTCTGGCACCGCTGACAACGCCAGTGCAATCGAGTTTGCGGCTGCTACTGGAAGCTGGGGCAGTATCAGCCACTTTGGTCTTTTCGACGCAAGTAGTGGCGGCAACCTGCTCATTCACGGTGCGTTTACAGCAGCGAAGACGATTGCTTCGGGCGATGTCTTGAAGATCGACGCTGGCGATTTGGACATTTCTGCTGACTAAGGCGTGACGTATGGCTCTCGTTCTGCCGGTAGCACAAACGCCGACACAGTAGACAACAAGCATGTTTCGGTGCTGTCGCAGTCTTCTTATGACGCGCTCACGACGGACGCAAACACGCTTTATTTCATAACGGGGTAACGGAATGTATCACGGGTTAGGAGAATACTGGGAGGTATCAACGGCAGAGCTTCCAGCCATTAAAATTATTTGCCGGGACGGTGGCGCCAAAGAAGAAATCACGGTGACTGAAGATGCAACAGGTTGGCCTTTTTCTAAGGTGATGGACGCTTGTCAGGCGAGAGCTATTGAGTGGAGGGGCAGTCAATGACCGTTTTTTGGGCTGACCCGTTTCTTGAGGCCACCACACAGGGCAACGGCACAACCGACACAACGACAAAGGACGGCACTTATGCGGCGCCTTTTTCTATAGCCGATATTATATCAACCGTTACCACTTCGGTTGGTAGTGTCAATGGCGTCACTATAGCCGACGGCGATGAGGTGCGCTTAAAAGGGCTTTCTTTTTCTGATCTTTTCGCAAGCGAAGGCAATGTCTACGAAGCCTTAGGGGGGGATGCTTCAACGATAAAACTGAACGGCTCTCTTAGGCCGGTAACAGGCAATAGCACGGCAGATTTTGCTTTAGCTGGCTCTGACACCAATAAGTCCAACATTTACGCCTTTCAGAATAGCGACATCTCTTCGTTCATGAATGGATGGACACATCCACTTTTTTTCGCGGCGCGTCATGACTCAGTCACTGGCGAACTCAATCACAATCTAATGCCCTTCACTTGGGCTGTCGTTTACGCACAGCTTGGTCACGATTCTGCTAGTGACACTGGTATTGAGGTGTTCCGGCTGAAAGATACCTATGCAAATCGGTATTCAATAAACAGCTACAGATACGCATTTAATTTTTCATCCGATGTAAAAATAAGCGCAGGCTGGACGAGTGAAACTGTGCAGGACGGCTACAGCATTCTGGAGATAATGCCGACCGACTCCTTTGAAAGGTTTTACATTGGCGGGGGCGATAGCTCCACAGACACTTACTTTGACTTGGGGCGCTTGGTCACTCACATCGGGACTAACACCAGCAGCGTAAGATACGGCAGAATTTATACTGATTTTATTCCCAGCACAGACGGCGGCACTGGCGTTCTGACTGCACCTATGTTCTTGGTCAGTGATTTTTACGACAATATCTACCAAAACGCGCGGCCAGAAAACACTGAGGTAAAATTCCCCTTAATTTCTGGATGCAATACCCAATCTAATGGCATTATAAGTTTTACTGGCGGCGGCGCTGACACTGGGCCACATACATTTGAAAATCTAATCGGCGCAAGTCCTATAAGGGCGGGTTCCTATAATATTGGCTACACTACGATAAAGGTGGGTAATGTATATGCTAGGGCAGAACTAGGGGCTGATGGCTTCAGAAGGTTTACCGACATCCCTTCACAGATTCACGATATAGACTGCGAGTTTTTAAGCGGCAGTGTTTATTACATACATGATCCAGACGGTGAAAATAATATTTCGCTGTCTTATAGTGCTGTAGGAGACAACACTTATGGAACAAACCTGAAGGCACCGGGCGTAGCCCCACTCGATAGTTCTGCGTTCAATACAAATGCCTCAGATCACGGCCCACATTTCGGGCCGTTTTTCAACAGCGGCAATGATATATTTTTAAGTGAAAAGTCAATAGCCACAACAAATAACTGGTTTGACCCTCTTTTTTTGCGACAAGGCTCACGCTCACGCCCCATTGAATATGACAGTATAGGCAAATTGACATCAAGTTCAGACTTCAGGACTGCGACTCACAACATTAATTATGTAACAACGATCGCTGCGTCAGCTACTGGCGCACCGCGTTATCACATCATTAGCGGAGAGCATAACACTTACGACGGCACACCTATTTCTTTGCTGACTGACCCATACACAGAAGGTCTTAGTTACGCATCGTTGATGTACAACGACACGGTCAGCAGCACAAATGTACTTGTAGGGCAATGGGCTGGGACAACCGGCGGAGCATCATCGCAGGCGTGGATACCGCTTGAGCTAAGTGTTCCGAGCTACACCGCTGCGAGTGACAACCTGCGCGCGAAGATTACCGTAGCTTACGCGGACGGCGCTAGTGACACTGCCGATGGCTCAGTGCTTCTGAGAGCGTGGCACCGTGACACTACTCAAAGCACAAACTTCAGGGTGTATAGCTCATCGGCCACAACTGTAACCGCAGGCGGCGATCCGACATCGACAACTGCCGTCACCTTGAATTTGAGCAACGTCGCGACGAGTGGGCAGGACGACATCACGAGCGTGCTTTTAGGCATCCGTCTTGACTTTACTGACAACACAAACATTCAGAAATATTACATCGTTTCGGCTGAGATAGAGACGTACTGATGGCGTTACCGAAGGTCGGCGCGGTTGGCTTCTTCGACAGTCTTACGGTCAGCGCATTAGGTTTTGTTGATGAGGTTTTGGCCGCTGCCGCTACCGAAGTTGTGCGTTTGCCGAAGGTCGGCGCGGTTGGCTTCTTCGACACTTTAACCGTCAGTGCGCTGGGCTTTGTTGATGAGAATGCGGCTGACGGCACGCCGATAAGACTAGTGCTTGCAGATGGCTCCGCGTCCACAGCGTTTTCTGCTGTGGGGCAAGGCACGCGCATTCAGTTTGCGGATGCAAGCGTCACAGGAGCGGCTTCTGTTTCTGCGGTGGCAGCGTTTATCGCAAGGATGTCTGGCGCAGTCTCGCTGCAAGTGACGGCTGACGGCACGCCGATAAGACTAAGGCTTGCAGATGGCTCCGCGTCCGCAGCGTTTTCTGCTGCGAATGCCTTCACTCGCAGGCGCTCCGTTGACGGCACCGCAGCGACAGCAATATCTGCGGCAAACGATTTCACTAGAAGGCGCTCTGTTGATGCGGCGGCTTCGACAGCGCTCACTGCTTCGGGCGTAGGCACGCGCGTCCAGTTTGCAGGCTCCAGCGTTTCTCTAGCCGTCACCACTTCGGGTGTGGCGACGAGAATACAGTTTTCTCTCGGCTCTGCCGACGCAAGCCTAACGGCGGCATGTCAGGCCATCAGGTTCGCCGGAGTATCCGCATCTGTGGACGCCTCGATGTCCGCAACGTCTGAGGCGGTGCGTATCCAGTTTGCAAGTGCAAGCGTGACCGGCGCAGCGTCTGTGTCCGCTATCGCGGTGTTCATTGCGCGCATGTCCGGCGCAGCGTCGCTGTCTGTGACGACGACATCTGCTTCGGGTCGTATCCGCCTCGTGAGCGCCGCAGCAAGCACGGCTGTGACTGCCGTCAACGCCTTCTCACGCATCAGGGGGATGGACGCCAGCGTTGAGGTTGTCACGACCGTTGATGGTCAGGCTGTCGGAGTTTTCGTGACGAGCGGCGGCGTCAGCTTCGCGCTCAATCAGGTGTGTCTTGCGAACATTCTCGGCGATGCGTGGACTGAGGTGGCGGAGGGTACAGAAATTTGGGCGGACATAGCCGACGGCACGGAGACTTGGGCGACGCAAGCAGACGGCAGCGAGACGTGGCAAAGCGTCTCGTCACAAGACGAGACTTGGAGTAATGTGTCTGAAGGCTCAGAAAGTTGGAGGCCGCAGTGATACAGTTCGGCGAGTTCCTGCCTGATCAGGCTGATATCCTAAACCCCGGCGTGACGGTAGCGACGAACGTCATGCCTAGCGCCGTGGGCTATCACTCGATGAACAGCTTCGTGCCGTACTCGAACGCGGCGGACGGAACCATTCGCGGCATCTTTGCGGCGAAGGATAGCGCTGGAAATAACAAGTTATTTGCCGGTGACGACGCCAAGCTCTACCTGCACAACACCTCCACCAACAATCTCGACGACATCAAGAAGACCGGCGGCTATGACCTGACCGGCGGAGAGCGCTGGCGGTTTATTCAGTTCGGCGATTATGTTATCGCCGCAGGCGGTATCGGCGAGGAACTTCAGTATTTCCAGCTAGGCACGAGTTCTGTGTTCGCAGACCTCGCCGGGTCGCCGCCAAAGGCTGACTTTATTGCGGCCGTGCGCGATTTCGTCTGGGTCGCCAACGTGGACAGCGGATCGGGGCGCATACCGTATCGCTGCCAGTGGTCCGGGTTCAACGATGTGGACGGATGGACTATCGGCACCGACCAGTCCGACTTCCAAGACTTGCCTGACAGTGGCGAAATCACCGGCTTGGTCGGCGGCGAGTACGCGACGGTTCTGACCGAGCGCGCCATCTTCCGCGCCACCTACACCGGCCCGCCGCTGATCTGGCAGTTCGACAAGGTCGTGTCCGAGCGCGGGTGCAACTTCAAGAACTCGGTGTGCAACGCCGGAAACCTTGTGTTTTTCCTGTCATCCGACGGCTTCTATGCGTTCGACGGTCAGCGCATCTCGCCGATTGGAAGCGAGCGCGTCAATCAATTCTTCCTAGACGACTTCGACAGCAACTATGACAACCGCATGTCTGCGGCGGTTGACCCGCTGAACGAAGTCGCGATGTGGTCTTATACGTCCACGTCCTCGCCGTCAGGCCAGCCCGACAAAATCCTGATCTACAATTACACGCTGAACAAGTGGTCGGTGGCTGAGGTCGAAGCGGACCTTCTCGCGCCAATGTTCTCGGCTGGCTACACGGTCGAGGGTCTCGACAATCTGTCCGCCACGGTTGACGGCCTCAGCACTCAGCTAGACAGCCGCTTCTTCAAGGGCGGCCAGTATTTCTTCGGCGGTGCATACGGCGATAAAATCTACACCTTCACCGGCTCGGTTCTGCCCGGCACTATTGAGACGGCTGAGGCACCACTGTCTACCGGCAAGCATTCCATCGTCACGCGCGTCTACCCCTATTATGAAGACGGAGACGTGACGGTCGCCATCGGCACTCGCGAGACGCAGTCTCAGGTGCCTACATTTACCAGCGACGTGGCGGTCAATGCCTCGGCGTTTTCGCCGTTCCGGGCGCAGGGGCGCTACCATCGGGCGCGCGTCAAGTTTACCGGCGACTGGGACAAGGCGCTTGGCATCGAGGTTGAGGCGAGGGACATCGGTAGACGATGACGATTGAGCAGCGCACCACCAACTTCCGTATCCTGAACCCAATCACCGCGACGACGCGCGAGATCGCCGAGGTTCTGAACCGCACAATCAACGGTGGTCTGAACAGCGTCGGGTATGTGACGCTCCCGGCAAACACGACGCAGACTACCGTCGATGACCCGCGATATTCCGTGTCGTCGCTGGTGTTTTTCACGGGTGTGGATCACGACCCGTGGCATCATAACCCATACATCGACAGCACCAGCGTCGATGGCACGATGGTGATCAACCACGACAATCAGGGACACGATGCGCCATTCGCCTACCTTATTATCGGGTGACGACCGTATGGAAGACAACTGGCGGCGCTGTCGGCGCTACATCGAGGACGCGCTTGAATATGCGGGCGGATCGCACACAATCGAGGATGTGTGGCAGTCAATACAGGAAGGCAAGGCCCAGTTCTTTCCGCTGGATAAGTCTGCTATAGTGACGGAGATAGTGGACTACCCGCAGAAGGCGATGTGCCGGATTTGGCTTGCGGGTGGTGACTTGGACGAATTACTAGAAGCGGAAGTCGCACTTTCCGCGTGGGCCAAGACGCAAGGGTGCGACGGGATGGAGATCATCGGGCGCAGGGGTTGGTCTCGACAACTTAAAGACTACCGGCAGACGGCGGTGGTGCTAATGAAGGATTTCAGCGATGAGTAAAGGCGGCGGCACGACTAGGCAGGTCACGCAGAGCATTACGGACCCGACCACGGCTCCGTTCAAGGAGTTCGGGCTTTCCGAGGCGAAGCGTCTCTACGGGCAGGGGCCGATGCAGTATTACCCCGGTAGCACGGTTGTGGGCTTCTCGCCTGAGACTGAGATGGCGCTGTCGGGCTTGCGCCAGCAAGCAATCACCGGATCGCCATTTATCGGCGCGGTTCAGGATGTGGTGATGCAAAACCTGATGGGGACGAACCCGCTTCAAGCCGCTGCGTTCCGCCCTGCGGTTGAGCAAGTCGAGGCGCAGTTTGGCAAGGCCGGGCGCTACGGCTCCGGCTACCAGCAGGGCGCGGTCGCATCCGCGCTTGCGCCCTATGCGTATCAGGCACAACAGGCAGCCATTCAGCAGGCCCCTGCGGCGCGCCAGTTTGGCTTCGCTGACCTTGAGACGCTTGCCGGTGTCGGCGCGGCCCGCGAGGCGCAGGAGCAGGCTGAGCTTGCGTCTGACATTGAGCGCTTCCAGTTCGAGCAGCAGGCACCGCAGGCGGCGCTTGCGAACTACCTCGCCTCGGTTCAGGGCGGCCAGCTTGGCACGCAGCAGATCACGCCGTACTACAGCAACCCGCTGGCGAGTGGGCTTTCCGGCGCGCTTGGCGGCGCGATGCTGGCCGGACAGGTAGAGGGGTTTGACCCTCTGCTGGGCGGCCTCCTCGGCGGCGCGGCAGGACTTTTTGGAGCTAGATAATGGCGATTAGACCCGGACAGCTTGCTTTTATGCCGCCAGAGATGGCGCGACGCCTGTTCGCGCAGGGCGCGCGCCCAGCAGCGCCGACATCTCAGGTGCAGCGGCGCACTTACCCGACCTATGGCCCGGGGCCGAGGGCTGGGCAGCCGAAGCCACCCTATATGGACGCGGCCCAGCTTGCCGCCGCTGCCGCTCAGGCGCGCACTCCGACGCGCCTTCCTATGCCGATGGAGCAAGCCGCAATGCGTGCGGCGCAGATGGGTCCGGGCGCGCGGCCGACAAGGGGCGCAGCACCCGCACCACCAGCCCCCACTATCGGCCAGCGCCTCGGCACGGCCTTCCGCCAGCCCCTGACTTCACCCACGGGTATGGGCATCATGTCCGCCGCCCTGACCGGGCTTGAGCAGGCTGGCCCGCAGCCCGTGCCAACCTCGACCGGGCAGATACTGGCGCGGATGGGCGCGGCTGGGTTGCAGGCTTATGGCAGCGCTCAGGAGGCTGAGGCGGCGAAGAAGATGGCGGAGCGCAAGTTGGGCCTTGAAGAGCGCAGGCTTGACATCGATCGCGTCAGAGCAATGGCCGCAATGGCTCCTAATAAGACGACGCTGGAAAAGAACCTTCTTGCGGCCGGGTACAAGCCGGGAACACCGGAGTACGAAGAGGCGGTTCGCGCGTTTCTTCAGAAGCCATCTGGAACGACTATCACGCTAGACCAGAAGACCGAAGAGGAATATCAAAAGCGGGCGGTTGAGTATGCCTTCAAGAGATTGGGAGAGGCCGACAAGGCCGTTAACAACTTGCGTGCTATGGAAGGCGAGTTGCAGACCATCGTTAATATTACCTCTATCGACGGAAAGGCTGACACCGGCCCTATGAAGGAGACTATCCTTGGTGTTAGGCAAATTGCCGCAAGTTTAGGGCTGTTAAGCGACGAGGAGATGGAAAAACTTTCTGACGAGGAACTTCTTCAAAGGTCTATGTATAAGATCATTCCGAATATGCGAGTTAGCGGCTCCGGTTCATCCTCTGATAAAGACATGAACAATTTCCGTATGGCTGCTCCGAACTTCTCTAGAACTGCCTTGGGCAACAGAAAAATTGCTCAGGGTATGCTTCAGATTATCGAGCAAGAGAAAAAAGCTCGAAGGTTAATGGATCAGTACATGAAGGACAACAAGGGGAGCCTTGTGGGGTTTGACGAGTATGCCGATGAGCAGCTTGGCGATATTTTCAAAAAGTACGACATATATGCAGACGAAGAGGCCGCAGCGAAGAAATACGAAGAGGATTACAAGGCTGGTCGAATTGAGATCGGCGACCTCTACTTTAACGGCAGAGATTATGTTTTCGTGACGCCTGAAAGCGTGGAGGGTTACTGATGGCTGGGCCTGAAAAAACAGATGCGGAGATCCAAGCGCGAGTAGGCGACAGAACGAGTATGGACATCTTTATGGATGTCGCTCGAGCCGCCGCGCAAGGTGCGACCCTTGGCTTTTCGGACGAACTTTACGGGCTATATTCGGAGTTTTTTGCCGGTAAGGATTACGATACGGCGGTCCAAGAAATACGCCAAGGTCTGGAGGAGTTCAGGGAATTAAACCCCACGGCAGCATATGGTGCTGAAATTCTAGGCTCAATGGTTACTGGCGGCGCAGGTGCAACGCGCGGCATAGGCGCTGCCGTTGGTCGCGAGGCTGTAAAGCGGGCCGCAGGGATAGGGGCGCTTGAGGCAGGAATATATGGCGCAGGAACTGGCGAGACAATGGAAGAGCGCGCAAGGCAAGCTATGTTGTCTGCCCCTATTGGCGCAGTTGGTGGCGCAGCGGGCGAAGCCCTTTTGCCCAAAATTAGTGCCGCCGCCGCTGAAGCCTTAAAAAAGGGATATAAATTGTCCCCCGGACAGCGTCTTGGCGAGGGCATAAGCAAGGTTGAGCAAGCGATGACAACCCAACCCTTTGTCGGAAGTATGGTTCAAAAAACAATGGAAAGGCCAGCGGCCCAATTCCGCCGGAAAGTGGTGGAGGAGGCTCTTGGGCCATATGCCTCGAAACTCCCGCCGGGCATCTCTGGAAACCAACTTGTGGAAGAGGCAGATCTTGTTGTCTCTGAGGCGTATCAAGACATCGTGCCGCAACTTTCAATAGCGTCTCGGCCATTTGCGCTTGGCGCAAAAAGGGTGCTGGGCGTGGCAAAGAAAAACAAAGAATTGGATGAGGTTGATCTTGCCAAGATTGAAAAAATTATTGCAGGGACTGTCAAAAGGCGTCTGGAAAAAGATGGGCGTCTCACAGGCAATGCCCTAAAGAAAGCAGAAAGTGATTTAACGACCGAAATACGCAAACAATTCATGCCGTCAGGTGACAGTAACATAGGGCGCGCCCTGCGTGATGTTCGTGATGTTTTGCGCCAGCAGATAACAATTCAAAATCCAGATGTTCCAGAACTTCAAACTGTAAATCGTGCGTTTGCCTCGTTGAAACCTATAACTAAGGCCAAGGATGCTGCCGTAGGTGCGATGGGGGAGTTCACTCCAACGCAATACTTGCGTCAGATGAAAGACATGCCCCCAAGTACGCCGGGCAAGGTTATGGCCCGCGAAATACAACCTCTTGTCAGGCAGACCTTGCCATCATCCGGCACCGCTGAGCGCGCCGCCGTTCAACGTCTGATCGAGGAGCCGGGTCCGTCGATTATGGGAATGGCAAAATATATCCCGACAGCACTTACATACGGAACTGGGGAGCCGGGCAGAGTTGTCGCTACGCGCATGTATCAAGCGCCCGGAGGTCTTCTGCGGGCTGGCGCTCCAGCAATAGGCGAGTATGGGGCGGGCTTCCCAGAGATAGCCAGTGGTCCCCCCAATATTGTGCCTCAAAGCCTCCTCGGACCGGCATACCCATAACCCCCGCGCCGTGATAAACTGAGCGCAGTAACGAAGGAATATACAGATGGGCGCAGGCGACACCTTACGCGAATACGACAACACGGCGGCGAGCAACACGTCTCTGGGCGGCATTAACCTGTCCGAGGGGGTGATGGTCCCCTCTGATTTGAACAACGCGCTCAGGGAGCTTATGAGCCACCTCGCGGACTTCGCGGATGGCACCGAGGCGGTTGACGTTATTAACTCGCCCATCGTCAAGGCCACCAACACCAACGCGGCTGACGACGGCACCGACGTGTCAATCCAGATCGGCGAAAGCACTGACTGGACGGTGGTTGTCACATCGTCAGACGAGCTTGTCTTCCGGCACAATGCGGTCGCCAAGATGCTGCTGACGACGACAGGCCACCTGAAAGTCATCGACGACATCACCGCGTTCGCTGACTTGTCTAGCTACGATGGGGCGTAGTGATGGCGGTTGACGGCGGTGCAGGCAACCCGATTTCGTTTAGCGAGGTTCAGACCTACTACGGTGGGGAGAACCCGATTAGCATTTCCGAATATTATCGCGGCGGCGATGAAGTCCCTGACCTGCAATCGATATACGATACCGGTACCGACATCACGGCCTTCTCAGGCACCGCCGCGCCGAAGTTCGACGCCTCAGTGTCTAACAACATGCAGGTGTTCGAGGGCATCGAGAACACGAAGTCGCCCGGCACAATCACCAACAACAAGGCACCCCAGAGAACTGGCCTGACGTACACTACTGATTACGCGGGGACACTGTACGTCCTCGCCGTCGGAGGTGGCGCTGCCGGCTCTTGGTGGGGCGGCGGCATCGGTTACGCTGGCAGCGGCGGGGCAGCGCTTCTTGTGTCGAAGACCGTGTCGTCCGGCGAGGAGTATTCGGTCACCGTGGGCGGGGGAGGCGCCGGCCACGGGCCTAACAATGGACACGGTCAGGGCGGCTCGAACTCCGTAGTCACCGGGCCGGGGTCATTTAGCGTCACCGCTGGCGGTGCAAGCCACACAAGCCCATACGGCTCCGGCAACGCGGGCGGAACTGCCAGTATTTCCGGCACTGGAGTTACCACGATAGCGAGTGCCTCCGGCGGGACCGGCGCAAGCGGCAACGGGCAAACAGGCGGCGCGTCTGGCGTGACGAGCCTGTCAAATGTAACTGTGTCGCCCATCAACGGCGGCGACACTCAAATATGGGCGCAATCCACCAGAAACTCCCCTCTGACCTCCACCACTTACTACTGGGAGCCGGGGTCATTCAATACAGGAACGGGCGCGTGGACTTTCTCCAATACTTTGAAGATGGGCGGATGGGGGCAGGGCGGATACGGTTTGTTCGGCGATTTTAACGGCGGACACGGTGCTGGTGGGCTGGTCATCATGTGGATGGATGGTAAGGTTCTGAACACCAACGTCCCAACGTCTGGGACTATCAATATGGATATTTTTAACGCGCCGGGAACGGCCACGCCATAGGGGGCAAAGATGCCAGAGGAACAGAAAGTCCTGATTGACGTAGCCGCTGGCAGCGGGACTTTCGCTGCGTGGATAGGTATGGCCCCGGACTTTGTCGCGGTGCTGACCGGCGTCTGGGTGGTCATCCGCATCATCGAGACCGAGACCGTCCGCAAGCTGATGGGACGCGACTGATGTGGAGCCTGCGGTCGCGTTTGTGCTTTACGTCTTCCTCGGCACGGGCGAGGACAAACGCAAGGTCAGCGACGACCTAGCCTTTCGGGATTTGACGGAGTGCGTCTGGTACGCCCAGACCCTCCACAAACAGGGCAGTCAGATCACGGCATATTGCTTGCCGCAGATGGTGCCATCAACGCGGAAGGTGTATTGATGATCGCAGTCCCGATGATTGACCTTATTCAGGTCGGGCTATTGCTGGCGATCCTTGTCATTGTGACGAGGCGCTGATGGTCGATCCAGTTACCGCCGCAGCGACGGCGGCGTCAGCCTTTCGAGTGATTAAGGCCGGGTTCTCGGTCGGGCGCGACATCGAGCAGATGGCGGGCGACATCTCGCGCTGGATGGGTGCGCTCAGTGATCTCGACGAGGCAGACCGGCTCGCGAAGAACCCGCCGATCTTCAAGCAGCTTTTCGCCGGGCAGTCCGCCGAGGCGGAGGCTGCGTCGATCTGGGCCGCAAAGCGTAACGCGATAGAGCAGCGCGACCAACTCCGCACATACATCCAGTATACGATGGGCCAGAGCGCGTGGGACGACCTCGTGGCGACTGAGGCGCGCATCCGCAAGGAGCGCAAGGAGACGCTATATCGTCAGGCCGAGCGCCGCAGAAAATTCCTTGAGATTGCGGCGATAGTGGCGTTTTCTATTGTGACGTTGGGCTTCTTCGCCCTGATCATCTGGCTGTATTTGGAGAAGAACAAATAACGGGATCGGCGACCACGACCGGGTTGCAGGGGGAGTACCTGACAGCGGCGGCGATATTGGGTTTGGGTTGGCGTGTATCTCCGGCACAGCAGGACAGCGTCGACCTTGTGGCGTGGAATGGCGACGGCGTGTTCATGCGCGTTCAGGTGAAGTCGGCGCACCTGCGGAGGCAGAAGCACCACAACCCCTGCTACCAGTTCCAGAACGGGTCCGGGCGGATCAAGAAGACGCTGCCGTCGCTGGACAAGTTCGACATCCTCGCGCACTGCGCTATCGACGCGAGGAAGGTACATTTCCAAGCAGCGTGCTGCGTGAACCAGTATTCGCAGCGCAGGCCGCCGGGCTGGTTCGAGACGCCCGATCTGGAGCTAGATAGCTGGGAAAAGGCGTATCAAATCATTATGGAGACGCGCAATGAATAAACTGATCGAGATGATCAAACACCACGAGGGTGTGGTGCCGCACGCCTACAAGGACAGCCGTGGGTATCTCACCATCGGCGTGGGGCGGCTCATTGACGAAGAGCTAGGCGGCGGGCTGTCCGATGACGAAATCGACTACCTGCTGGCGAATGATCTCAAGAGGTGTAAGGCAGAGGCTGACACATACCCGTGGTTTTCTGGCCTCTCAGAGCCGCGTCAGGCGGTTGTGATCTCGATGCTGTTCAACCTAGGCAAACCACGCTGGGACGGCTTCAAGAAGGCTCAGGCGGCGATTGAGGCGGGTGATTACGGCGAGGCTGCGGCGCAGATGCTTGACAGCAAGTGGGCGGCGCAAGTTGGTAAACGCGCCGAGGATATGGCGGCGATGATGATAAGCGGAGAGTGGATGTGATCGTGTGGGATATGCACAACCGCACGACGCCAGAGCAAGCTAGGAGAAACAGAGATGAGCAAACTAATCCTAGAATACAAGATCATCCCACGGCTGATGATCCTGATCATGACCGGCGTGTATGTGCGCTGCATCGAGTGGGCGCTACAGCAGCCCGACCTCAGCACGCAGCAGGCAAGTCTGATTAGCGTCGTGACGGGCGCGATGACGGGCAGTCTGGCGGTGTTCCTCAACTCGGAGACGAAGAAATGATACAGGCGCTGATTGGCCCGGTGACGGGCATCCTCGACAAGTTCATCGAGGACAAGGACCAGAAGGCAAAGCTGGCGCACGACCTTGCGACGATGGCGGAGCGTCACGCGCAGGAGCAGATACTCGCGCAGATCGAGGTGCTGAAGGCCGACGCGAAGGGCAACTGGTTTCAGGCGTCGTGGCGTCCGCTGATCGGATGGATCTGCGGCCTGAGCCTCGGCATCAACTATATGGTCAGCCCGATCTGCGCCGGGTTCGGCGTCGTGATCCCGCAGGCTGATATGTCTGTGATGATGCCGCTGATGTTCGGGATGCTCGGCATCTCCGGCATGCGGTCATACGACAAGATGAAGAAGACCGACACGAAATAAAAAAAGACCCGACGGTTTCAAGCCGCCGGGCCAGTTTCGGAGGAACGCGGGACAACGCTCCCGCAGGCGATCACTCAAAAGGATCGTAACTCTCGGCAACCTCCTCGTCAACCTCGCCCGATCCCTCGCACAGGCGGCACTCCATCTCTGCCTCGTCGATGTAGCCACCGCGCCAGTCTCCCGGCGCGGCGACCCTCACCTCGTACCACGCGACGCCCTTCCCGTCGCAGGATGGGCAGGTGGTGCTAGGCATCGACTTCAAGTTCCCTTGGGTCAACCAGCCCCTCTCGGATGTCCATATCCTCAAAGCTGTCGGTGTATTGGTCCAGCAGGTCGATCAGGATAAACAGGCGCTTCTGGATAGCGGTGAACTCCTCTTGCATCGGCGCAGCGCCCATTCCGGCTTCGTGGAAGCGCGACAGCGCGGCGTCAGCGCGACGCAGGTTTGTGCGTGCCTCGTCGAGGCGGCGCTTTGACTGATCGTCCCTGACGACCCAGACGCCGTCCTTGTGCAGAAGTGTGTGTGGATTTTTCATCGTGTGTCTCCCTTCGATGATGGTGAGGGGTGGCGCTAGGCCACCGCCTCCAGTGCGTTGTGGCTTTCGGCTGCGCGAATGATCGCCTCCTCCACCTCTTGGACCCCAGCGGCCCAGTCATAGCGACCCCAGCGACCAGCCTTCGGGATCATCGCCACCATTTGTACGCTTTCGGCCCACTCGCCTTGGGGGTCAGCCATATAGACGTTGTAATGGTAATGGGTGTGGATGATGGTGAACCTAAGACCCGCATGCTCGACCTGAGTGCCGTCAGCGATGATCGGGGTGTTTTTGTTTTTGAATGTGAACATCGTGTGTCTCCCTTGATGAATGTCCTAGTAATGTTCTACTAAATCATGCAAACCCTGTAAACAAAAAAAATGAAGGGGGCCGAAGCCCCCTCCCTACACCAGTTCAATCGCGCGGTGCGTATACTTGTCGCGCTTGATTGCGCCACGCCTCTCAAGCGTCACAAGCATCGAGTGCGCCGCAGTCTTCGAGCGCCCCGTTGCCTCGGCCAACTCCTTGATGCTCGGCGCGTAACCGTAGCGCCGGATGTGCCGGGATAGATAGGCCAGCACGTTGAGCTGCTTCTGTGTCAAAGCCTTCATGTCACGCCTCCTTCACGGTCAGGGTTTTGGCGCGCACCTGCCGGGCAGGCTTGGCCTCGGTGGTCTTGGCTGGCTGCGCCTTGTAGTTACGCATCGGCCACTTGACGTAATAGGTCGAGCCGTCAACGTGGACCTGACCCTCCTCGTGATTTCCGAGCATCTCCTTCAGCATCGTCTCCGCCTCGTCGATCTCAGCCTCGGCTGCGCGCTTCTGGTCACGCGCCGCGATCAGGATGCTCGCCCAGTGGTCAGCATCCGCGACGCCGTTCAGGTCAAGTGCGGGTGCGCCGTCATCGACACGGTCCCACGCCACGTTCGCGTCGTCGGACGACAGCGGCGGATACCAGTCGATGTCGCGCTTGCGGCGCTCGAAGTCATGCACCGCATCCTCGATCTGCGACTGCATGTCCGGGTCTTGCCGGTACAGGAACAGGCGAAGCTCCGAGCCGCGATACAGGACGCACACGGCGCCCCACGACGCGTCGGTGACCATCATCTGTGCCTGTAGCTGCCACGGCCCCCTGTGCGGCGCAGGCGCGTCTTCCGGGGCTGCGCTGGTGTTCTTCGCCTCTAGGCAGCCGAGACGGCCCTTGGTGTCCACCACGCCGCCCTGCGGGACGTAGATGCCCATCGCCGGGTTATGCTCGAACAGGACGCTGCCACGCCCGCGTCCGTCGAGCGAACACGAGAGCGGCAGGTCCGGGTGGAAATACGGCTCGTTGATGTCGACGTTGACATCGTCAAGGTCGAGCCGGTACGCGGCTTCCCGCAGGATCGTGGGTTCGAGCAAGTCGCCAAGCCGCATCTGCTCGGTCTGGCTGAGCCGCGACGGGGGGATGCCGTTGGCTGCGTCGATGGCTTCCTTCAGAAGCTCGTTCGGCGTCTTGTATGGCGACAGGCCCAGCAGGGCGGGGATGCGCGACGCGCTCATCATGTCGTCGGGTGTGAGTTTACCTACCATTGTCGGTCTCCTTGTTTGCAAGATAGTCTTCGTTCTCAAAAGTCTTGAGGCGGTGGCAGCGGACGCACAAAAGCTGATAAACCAGAGCCGGGTCTTCGCCGTCCTTCACCATCTTGTTGATGGCGTTTGGGTTGTGTTGGCCGTTCGCCTTCTCACCGGCAGAGCGCCAACCGACCGGCTCAATGTGGTCGAAGTCGAGGAGCCGGATGTCCGCCTCCCCACACTGGACGCACTCCCCGCCAAGAGCGTCCGCCGCATCTTGACGGCGCTTGAGGCGTGACTTCCTCTGGCGGTCTCGCTGTCGCTCTCGGTGGTCAGCCCTCATCTCTCTCAGACACTCGATCACCTCAAGGTCATCAGGCGAGCGCAGGCAGCTTTCAAATCTCGACACCTCGTCAAGTTCCTTGTCGGTTGGCGTGAACTGCTGCCACACCTTCTTTGCATGTGCCGCGATGCTATGCTCTCGATGCACCTCTCTCCACTCTTCGATTTTGAGCGCGAGGCTGGATACCTTTCTCATTTCCATTTCCTGCCTCCCTTCAAGACTGGTGTTGTCGGTTTCCACTTCGGCGCGACGAGCTTCATCCAGCACGGCGCGCACAACGCCCGGCCATCCTCTTTCGTGACAGCCGGGCGCTTGCATTGGTCGCAGGTCATGCGGCAGCTTCGAGGCGCTTGGCCTTGGCGCGCCAGATGCCCATCTGACGGCGCGACACAGTCACGCTGCGCGTCTCCTCGTCCAGACGCTGCTCAAGATGCGCCTCTCGATCACGAAGCGCATCAACCTGCGCCTTCATCGCGTTGACGCGGTCAGCCATCTTTCGGTGGTTCTCGCTGGCCTCATGCGTCAGCATCCGCAGCGCGGCGAGCAGGCGGTGAGCCTCCGGTGTCATCGGCGCGCCAGTCATGACGCGCTCGTCCATCTCCAGAAGCAGAGCTTCATATCGTTGCAAGTCCATTTCGGTCTCCCTTTCTAGTTACCGAAGTGGGCGATGAGCGCCCACCAAGTGTATTGCGGCCCGAACAGGTCGAGCCACCCTAATGCGAAGACGGCCAGCACGACCGCCCCCGCAATCTCTGAGCGCCAGTTCATGACGTGGCCTCGCGGTGGGCGATGTTTGCCTCGAACCGCTGCTGCCTCTGACGCAGCACCAGACGGATGGTTGCCTTCATGAACGGCGTCAGGCGAGCGTGCATGATCGGCGTTTCGATGATTTGGACAAGCGCCGCTGTCGAGAGCTTCTGACAGGAGCCGTAGTATTCGCGGTGTGTAAGTCGTGACATCGATTTGTCTCCCTTCGATGGTGTTAGGCGTGATACTTGATGAAAGTTGCCTCAGCCTCTTTGGACTGGGCGGTGTCTTCGCCGATGATGTTGAGCAGCGCCTTGGCTGCCCTCACCAGATGCGGCTCGTCAACGAGGCCGTCGGCGTAGAAGGTGGCGTTGCTGCGAAGCTCGGCCATCTCGTCAGTCTCAGCCGCGTCGATGAAATAGTGCGACTTGGTCTCGCGGATGATCGCCGGGGCTGGCAGGTCGCAGCACTCGACGTGGTCGTCGTAGAACCGCTTCGGAATTTTGTAGGCGTCGGTCATCGGTGTCTCCCTTCGATGTGTTCTATCAACGTCCTATTTATCGCATGATAGACTTATGATATCAACAGCTAAATAGCATTTTGCTACAACTTTTTTCACGAGGCTCAAGTGTCTGATATCGAACAACAATTACTGCGTCTTCGGGCATCGACCCGGCAGATGCTGCGCGAGGAACTTGAGCTTTCGCCGCATCGGAGCATCTCGGCGTTGGCGGATGAGTTGATCGAGGGCGCGATCTTGGCGCGGCGCGATGAGCGGTTCCGGGCGGGGGAGCGTGACGATGGTTAATGGGCGCCAGAAGGGGGCGGCTGCGGAACGCGAGATCGCGAAAATCCTGCTCGACGAACTGGGCATGACGTTCAAGCGCGACCTCGAACAGTACCGAGCAGCGGATCACGGCGACCTGATCTGCGACGAGCCGTTCCCTTTCGTCATCGAGGTGAAGCGATACAAGACCGGGTGTGCGCCGCAGCCCGCGTGGTGGGATCAGGTGTGCAGTGCGGCACAGGCGTGCCACAAGCAGCCGCTGCTCGTTTACAAATACAATCACCAGCAGTGGCGCTGGCGTATCCCGGCGCAGGTGCTGATCGACCTCGGCCACCCGCACGGCAATATGGGTATGCGCGAGGACGTGACGCTCGACTGGGGCTATGCGGTGGAGATGGACACGCGCACGGCGATGACGTTGATCAGGGAGGTGCTGGCTCATGCGTCCGAAATACGAGACTGATCACGACATCAAGAATGAGCGGCTGGTCGCTGACGCCTTGCAGAACATCGGCGTCGAGGTTTACAAGCTGCCGGTGCAGTACCGCCTCGACTGGCTGCTGCGGCGCGACGGTCAGCCAATAGGCTTTGCCGAGGTGAAGGCGCGCAACTGCGACCTCAACACATATCCAAGCGTGATGATCAGCCTGTCGAAGGTGATCCACGCAAAAATGCTTAGCGAGGCGACGGGCTTGCCCTGTCACCTCATTCTGCTTTACCGTGATGCCCTCGCGAAGTTGGACTTTGCGTCGGACTTCACGGTAAATCCGGGCGGCAGGTCAGACAGAGGCGATCCACAGGATCAAGACGTCTGCGCCTACTACCCGGTCGAGCGGCTGACAGTGATCAGCCAAAACAGCAACTGACGTTAGCGTTAAGGAGTTATGGTGCTATGGCGTTGGGATTTAACCTTGAGACTAGAAGCGGCGGGGACATCCTGCCAATCGTGAAGTGGGACGCAAAGGCGGGCGACCTCATCAAGCAGGACCGCTATCAGGCCGGAGACGGGACTTGGCAGAAGGATGAGCAGGAACTGGGGCTTCCCCTACAGGTCGCGATGGACTTGGGAAACATCGAAATCGGATGGCTCTCGTTCGCCGCAGGTGCGCCTGACTTTCAAATGGTCAAGGCAGGCGAGCCTCTCCCGGCACAGCCAAGCCCGGACCACAAGCAGGCGTTCCGCGTTCGGATCGCGTCCAATGACCTTGGCCTTCGCGAATTTTCACATTCTGCGAAAACTGTATTGCGTGCGATGGACACTCTTTACAATCATTATGAGGCGGAGGCTCCGGCAAATCCGGGCAAGGTGCCGGTGGTGACAATCTCCGGCACCGAGCGGATCAAAATCAACTCGCCGCAGGGTGAGTTGACGTTTAAGGTTCCGCAGTGGTCGATCACATCGTGGATTGATCGGCCAGCAATGATGGACGGCGGTGCCACCGCTCCATCCCAACCCGCGCCAGAAGTTGCTGCGGCCGCAGTCGCGCCGCAACCTCCGGCGGCAGCGCCAGCAGGCAGCAACCTGTTCTAGCGCGGTAGCTCCCGGCGGTGTTTCTCCCTTCGCCGCCGGGAGCGTCTACCCAAGGGGGAAAGGGAGAACGTCAATGACACAGAATATTACGGCGCACGCGGAGAGGATTGCCCGGCACTACTGGGGCGAGCCGAACGCGAAGCTGTCCGTCAAGGGGCGCACGCTGCGCTGGGGGACGAAGGGCAGCAAGGAACTCGACCTGATCAAGGGCGCTTGGTACGACTTCGAGGCCGGCGAGGGCGGGGGCTGCGTCGACCTCGTGAAGAAGTACGGCAAGCTCGGCATATCCGGCTCAGTGGCCGACGTGCTTGAGCGCGAGTTCGGGATACAGAAGCAGGCGCAGAAGGCGCTGGAGCCGAAGCAATACATACAGCGCATCTATTCGTACTTCGACGCTGACGGCGCAGAGGCTTATCAGGTGTGCCGCATGTACCCGAAGACGTTCCGCCAGCGCAGGCCGGACGGACGCGGCGGGTACATCTACAAGATGGATGGCGTCGAGCCACTCCCGTACAATCTTCCGAAGATCATGCAGAACCCGGACCAGCCGGTGTTCGTCGTCGAGGGCGAGCAGTGCGCCGACGCGCTCATCGAGGCCGGGCTGGTCGCCACGACAAATCACGGCGGGGCGGGCAAGTGGCTGGACGCGCACGCGCAGCACTTGGAGGGCCGCAACGTGATCGTCATCCCCGACAACGATGAGGCGGGGCTGAGGCACGCGGACAAGGTGGTGGCGTCCCTGTGGGGCATCGCGGCGCACATTAAGCGCGTCGACCTGCCGGGGCTACCGGAGAAGGGCGACGTCGTGGACTTCCTGCGCGAACACACGCTCGGCGAACTGGTCGAGATCGTACAGAAATGTACGCCGCTCACCGAGGCGCCGGAAGTCAGCGATGGCGAGATAGCAGATGAGGGCGATTACTTCGCGGTGCAGCGGCCGGGCGAACTCAAGCGCATGCCGCCGGTCGAGTGGGTCGTGGACGGGCTGCTGACGCAGTACGGGTTCAGCGTGATGTACGGCGCTCCGGCCAGCGGCAAGTCCTTCATCGCGCTCGATATGGCGCTCAGCGTCGCCACAGGGCGTCCGTGGCAGGGTCAGCCGGTGAAACAGTCTGCGGTGTGCTACATCGCCGCAGAGGGCGTTGGGGGCTTCGGCAAGCGCATAGCAGCGTGGGACGCTCACAACAACGTCAACTCCGACGACGCGCCGATGTTCCTGATCAATACGGCGGTCAAGTTCCGCGAAGAGGAGGACGTGACCAAGCTGCTCGCCACTATCGACAAGGTGGCGGAGGATGAGGGCGTCACGTTCGGGCTGGTCATTGTCGATACCGTGGCGCGGGCGCTGCTGGGCGGTGACGAGAACAGCGCCACCGATATGGGGCTGTTCGTCGAGGCGTGCGACGTAATTAAGGCGCACACGGGCGGTGCGGTTATGGGCGTGCATCACGCCGGAAAGGACGCCACACGCGGCATGCGCGGCTCTACGGCGCTTCTGGGCGGCGTTGACACATCACTGCTGGTCGGCAAGAGCGAGGAATACGTCACGCTGCGTACCGAGAAGCAGAAAGACGCCGAGCCTATGGGTGACATCGTGATGAAGCTGACACCAATCGCGACGCTGTCCGATCCGTCTGCGGTGCTGGTGCGCCAAGACGGTGACGCGCCAGCGCCGAAGAAAAAGAAGGCGTGGAGGCCGTCCGGGCATCAGAAAATGGCGCTGAGGGCGTTTGAAAACCTCTGCGTTGATCGCGGCTCTCCGAAGGTCTCCTACCGTGATTGGGGGGCCAAAATGGTGGCGGAAATGCCCGACGCAGCCGACAGTTCGAGGAAAACGGCGCGAGATGCACTGATGAGGGAGGAATGGATCATCTGCGTTGATGGTGTATGTTGGAAAAACAAAGAGTTAACTAGTGATTGAACGTAGAAACGAAGGTGCTGCGTTGTCGACGTAGCTCCTGCGTTCGCTACGTTCCTCCCTTAGGGGAACGTAGCGACGAAGGCTACAGCGAAGGTAGAGAAGGGAGAAAGCAAGTGGCAAAGAGACAGAGAGTGCCGAAGGGCAAGACATCGAGGGACTGGCGGTTCTATCCGTCAGAGCGAGACGCTGACAAGTGCCGTGCTGCGCTTGCGACATATGACGCTGTCGTGCGTGCGTCGGAGGTGAAGTGGGGCATCGACCGATTGCCGCTTCTAGTTGAGGCGGAACTGCGGGATCGCTTCTGGGCGCAGATGGAGTTGCTCAACGCGGCGCTGGAGAAAGGCAGCGGCGTCGAGGTTGAGGAGGCTGTCGCGGCAACGGTGCGCGGCGTGCAGGCTCTGGAGCGCAGGGCGGAGGAGCTTGGCGCGCAGCCGGTGACGGGCGAAGTGTGGGAGGAGACCACGCCGAACGGCGCCGTCGTCGCCGTGTGCCGGGACGCGAGCGAGATTGCGAAGATACGCGATGACGGCAGGATCGACCGGGTGTACACGATGAGCGAGGTCGCGGCTATCGTCGAGGCGTGGGAGGAAAGCAAGCCCGGTCAGGCGGTCAACAAGGTGAAATCCCTGTTCGATGGTGCTACAATCGAGAGCGTGAAGCCAAAAGCGGTTGAGAGCGACCTCAATGACGAGATACCGTTCTGATGTCGGGCAACGAGAAATGGCAGGAGAAGATGAATATCCTGTACACGGACGAGGAGTATCAGTTGCTCGGCAATCATGCGTGGGTCGATGTCCACACGCTGACGGTTCACATTATGCGTGGCAAGCACGGTGTGAAGGTCGAGATATTCCCTGCGGCTCATGATGGCGTCAGCGACGCCTTGGCGTCGTGCGAGGCGCGGTGGGAAAAACCTGACGCGGCTCACAGGACAAGGGTGGTGAAGCGATATGTTCGATGAGGGTGATGGCAGCTTCGCGAAGTGGCTTGACCGCGATTGCTGCCCGAAGTGTCAGAGCGGACCGCTCAAGGGCGCTGAGGGCGTCAGGAAGTGCGGTTCGTGCGGTTTGGTGATTGGAGGTACATATGGACAAGGTAGAAGCTCTGCGGGAAGCAATAAGCGCCGTGGAGGAACGTGGCGAGAGTTATGGCGACGTGCGGGAGAACCATCAGCGAATAGCGGACCTGTGGTCGGTCGTGCTTGGGCAGACCGTGACGCCTGAGCAGGTGGTGCTGTGCATGACGTGCCTAAAGGTGGCTCGTCTTATCGAGACGCCGGACCACGAAGATAGCTGGGTCGACATCGCCGGGTACGGCGCTTGTGGCGCAGAGGTGGCAACGGAATGGGAAGATGATGGCTGACGTGATCAACCTCGAAGAACAGGAGCGCGACTGGGTGCGCTTCTTCCGTGAACACTGGGACTGCGACTGGTGTGGCATGCCGACACGCGGCAGGGTGTACGAAGAGACGCAGACAGTCGTGTGTAGCGCCTGTCGTAAGCCTCTGCTGGAGATAGACAGCGATCCGCAGCACTACATTGCGTTCGAGGAGGATTTGGACTGATGGCGTACCCGAAGATCAAGGAAGAGGTCTGGGACGAGTTTCTTGAGCGCCTGACGAACGGCAGCACGATCACAGCAATCGTGAAAGACAAGTCGATGCCAAGCTGGACATCCATCTCGAGGAAGTTGGCAGCCGAACCGGAGTTCGAGCGTCAATACCGTCTGGCGCTGGAGTTCAGAGGGATGCTGCTTCAAGAGGAACTGGAGGACATCAAGCGCGACGCGAAGATGGGGATGGGTGATCCGCAGGGCTTGCGTCTTGCGGCGGACATCACGAAGTGGCAGGTCGCACGCATGACGCCAAAGATTTACGGCGATAGGCAGCAGCTTGAGGTGACGCCGTCGAAGGGCGGGTCGTATCTTGAGGCGCTAACGCAAGTCAACGCGACTGAGCCGGTAGTGATCACGGACGAGAGAGACACACAACCGAAAGAACTACGCGCGCGTGATGGCGATGGCGGTCAACCGAAATCCGGTTGATCGCGTGTTCCGAACGCGACACATTGCGATGTTGTTATGGTGCAAAATGTTATATCACTGAAAACGCACAATAAAAAAATTCCATAATGGACATTATGCGACATTTCCGTGAAACATTCCGTGAAACATCGACCCCCCCCCGTCTCGCGCAGGCGACCGGGGCCGAAGAAAAATATATACCCCTCACCCCCCCCGCCCTCCCGGAGATAACGCATGACACCCAGCGCCGCCGAAAATAATGATCTCGTAGCGATGATCGCGCAGTTCCGCGACGATCCGCGCTTTTTCGTGCAATCCGTCCTCGGCGCGACGCCTCAGCGCTGGCAGGGCGAGGCGCTCGACGCTGTGGCGCAGCACGATAAAGTCGCGATCAAATCGGGCCACGGCGTCGGGAAGACGGCCTTCGAGAGTTGGGTCGTGTTGTGGTGGCTGTTGACCCACTACCCCTGCAAGGCCGCCGTGACCGCCAACAGCGCCCACCAGCTTTCGGACGTATTGTGGACCGAAATCGACCGCTGGGCGCGAAATATGCCGCAGGCGTTCAAGGATTTGCTCGATTTCAAGTCAGACAAGATCGCGCTCAAGGGCGCGTCGGACAGCTTCGCCGTCGCGCGGACCAGCCGCCGGGAGAACCCGGAGAGCCTCGCCGGATTTCACTCCCCCCACATGCTTTTTGTGATCGAGGAGGCATCCGGCGTGCCGAACGTGATTTTCGAGACTGCGTCGGGTGCGCTGTCCACCCCCGGCGCGAAGATTATCATGTGCGGTAACCCGACCCGGTCGGACGGGTATTTTTACGACGCATTTCACGCCGATCGCGAGAAGTGGCACTGCATGACCGTGTCGTGCGAGGACGGGGACTATGTGGACCCGAAGTTTATCACCGATATGGCCGAGAAGTACGGCGAGGCGAGCAACGTGTTCCGCGTGCGCGTCTTGGGCGAGTTCCCGACGCAGTCTGACGACGTGTTGCTGCCGCTGCATTTGGTGGAGGATGCGACGCACCGCGACGTGGAGGCGGGGCCGACCACGCCTGTGACGTGGGGGCTTGACGTTGCGAGATTTGGCTCGGACAGGTCCGCTCTGGCGAAGCGGCAGGGGAACGTGCTGGTTGAGCCGATCAAGACGTGGCAGAACAAGGATTTGATGGAATTGGCCGGGATCGTGCTTGCGGAGTACGACGCGGTTCCGTACAGCAAGCGCCCGCAGGCGATCTACATTGACGCCATCGGGCTGGGAGCCGGTCTGGCGGACCGACTGCGCGAGTTGGACATGCCAGCGGTCGCGGTATCGGTCAGCGAGACCGCGTCCCTGAAGGATCGCTTCAATCGCCTGCGGGACGAGTTGTTCTGGGCCGCGCGCGAGTGGTTCGAGGCGCGGGACTGCAAGATACCGCAGGACGACACGCTGATTTCGGAGTTGACCGGCATCAGATACAAGTACCTCTCCAGCGGCAAGTTGAAGATTGAGAGCAAGGACGAGATGAAGAAGCGCGGCCAGCGCTCACCCGACGTGGCGGACGCGTTCGTGCTGACGTTTGCGGCGCAGGGTGCGGTTGCGGGTGGCTACTCAAGGGGTTACAATAGCAACCGCGTAGTCAAGCCGAAAACGAACTGGGTGGTGTGATGAACCCCGAAGACGATTTCTTACTGGGGCCGATGGGGACGCCATCCGCTGTGGGCCAGATTTCGGGCGATTTTGCGCGCGGATTGAAGTTTTCGCCGTTTGATTTGCTCGGTGCGCCGGTTGACCTTGTCAATATGGGCTTGCAGGGTGTGGACGCTATGTTCGGGCGTCGCAACGTGCTTGGCTCCGAGCGCCCCCTCCTCGGCGCGGATGATCTGATCAACCGATACGCCGATTTCGTTGAATATATGGGCTACGACTACGGTCGCCCGACTAACTCGCCCGGAGAGATCGCTGGTCGCGTCACAGGCGGCATTCTAGCGCCCACAGGCGGCGCTGCGACGCTTGGGAGGGGTGTTGACCTGCTAGAGGCCGGAGGGCGCGCCTACGCCGCCGGAGCGCCTGCGCGGGTCGCAGAGCGCGCCCGGACCACCACGCTTGGATCGGGGATTGATCCGACTGCGATTGTCGATGACATGATCGTGGCGCGTCAGGGTGGTGTGGCTGGCCCGGATATTGACGAGCTTGGCTTTGTCAGTCAGGCGCTTGAGACCGCGAAGGGCTTGCGGCAGCCGAAAGGCTCTGGCGAGCAATATCGCAGCATGCTTCTGAAGGGCGGCGTCAAGCCCGACGAGATCGCCTTTACCCCCGGACTTGAGGGGCTTTTGAGCCAGCCTCGCGTCACCCGCGACGAACTGGTGGGGCTGTTGGAGCAAAACAGAATTAGCCTTGATGAATATATTACCACCGGCGATGAGTTTCAAAATTCTGCTATGAACTTCCCGGCCACGGCAGATGTTCTTGATATGGACGTTGCTTATGGGCCTGACTTTATTGAAGACGAAGTTGACATGATTTTGGAGACGGATGCAGACGCTGTCCTTAGTCAGCTTGAAGCGCGCAACCCCGGAGAATATGTGGATGCTGACGGCGACCAAAAGTTGCAAGTCATAAAGCAGGCTATTGAGGAAAACCTTTTTGAGGAACTGCCCGGTTATGTTCAAGATGAGGTCCGCGATATTGCAAAGGAATTTGCGATAGAGAGATATTCCTACGACCCTGTCTTACGCTTGCAAGACCCTGACACCGGCTATGAGATAGTAGGCACAGACGATATGGGTTACTCAATCCGAAATGAGGCAGGGGAGTTTGTTGATACCGGGGACAATACTCCGTTTTCTCTTTCTGAGGCTCGCATCCAAGCTGAAACTGATGCTATTGACAGGGGTGTCGTGGGGTATAGCGGCGGCGACACTCGATATGCTGAATACACAGAAGATGGCGGAACAAACTATCAAGAAATACGCCTGACTGCCCCAGTTTTTGAGGGACGAGGCGACTTTTTCCAAGGCGACCACTTTGAAGAGCCAAACATTGTCGTTCATCTTCGCACAACAGACCGCACTATGGCGAAAGATGCTGGGGACGTTTTGTATGTAGAGGAGCTTCAGTCTGACTGGGGTCAGCAGGGCAGGGGCATGTTCATCAAGCCCGGAGACAGGGAAGCCCTCCCGGACCTTATGAAAAAAAATGATGATTACCTTAAGACTTTGGCTGGAATTCATTCAGAAGACGCGAAGGCTCGCGCTGAAATGATGAAGCGCCTACAAAAAGAGATAGGCGGCGAATATGAGTACTACAAAGGTTCTTCAGACCTATATGAAAATGTTGGTGGGCAACGAGTTAGCAAGGTCAGCAACGAAGAGCTAATGATGGAGATGCGCCGAGCAAAAGACGGTGTTTTAAGGATAGCGGGGGCTGAAATAGAGGCGAAAGACCTGCTTGATAAGTATGCGGCCCTTCAAGACAGGTATTACAAAGTAGATGAAGAGCATATGAAGGTTCTTGAGGACATAAACAGAATTAAACGAGGCTTTGATCCCGCTCCTTTTGTAGGAAGCTCCAAAAAGTTTGCTGAGGTTGCTATAAAGCGCCTGCTTGCCAAAGCTGTTCAAGAAGACAAAAAATATGTTTCTTTTTCTCCCGGTGAGGTTCAGTACGACCGATGGAATGAAGAAGGGCTTGAGACATTTTATGACAACATCATCCCGAAGGCAGCGGCGGGGGTTGTTAAAAAGTTAGACCCGGAGGCCACTGTTGGGAACATGCAAGTGCGAATGACCGGCCCTGCCGACAAGGCGTCGCGCCTCACCATCGAGATCACGCCGAAGATGCGAGAGGCGGTCAAGAAGGGCATACCGCTTTTCAGCGCTGGCGGCGCTGGCCTTCTTGGCCTCGGTATGCAGGACGAGCCACAACCCGCCGGAGGCATCCTGTAATGGCCCCACGCGCCCCTAAAGACCCCCGCCTAGCGCGAGCCGGTGTTTCCGGCTACAATAAGCCGAAGCGCACTCCGAACCACCCGAATAAGTCGCATGTGGTTGTGGCGAAGGAGGGCGACAAGGTTAAGTTGATCCGCTTCGGCCAGCAGGGCGTCAGCGGGTCGCCGAGAAGAGAGGGCGAGAGCAAGTCAAGCGCCGCGAGGCGCAAATCGTTCAAGGCGCGTCATGCGAAGAACATCGCAAAGGGCAAGATGTCAGCCGCGTACTGGGCGGATCGCACCAAGTGGTAACCCGATGGCCGCGTCACTTCGCGGCTTCGGAAAACAAATCGTGAAGCCGCGCAAGGGGCGTGGCTCGTATTCAAGGAAGGACAAACACGATGGCATACGGTAAGGGCAAGGGCGGCAAGAAGTCTGGCGGACACAACACCAAGACCGGGAAGTACTGCTAACAATGCCGCGCGGTCTCTACGCGAACATCAACGCCAAGCGCAAGCGCATCGCCGCTGGCTCTGGCGAGAAGATGAGAAAGCCCGGCGCGAAGGGCGCGCCGACGAACGCCGCGTTCAAGAAGGCGGCGAAGACGGCGAAGAAGAAAAAGGCGAAAAAATGATCACCTGCAATAACTGCGGACACCCGCGCCGCTGCGCCACTATGGATCGCTGCATTATGGGCAAGATGCCCCCGGCACCCGAACCCCCGAAGGAGCCAGCGGTGAAGAACGTCAACACGACCAGCGGAAACGTCCTGATGAAGGGTGAGAAGAGGGTCGAGGCCGCTCCGAAGAAGGCCGCGAAGAAAAAGGCGAAGTAAATGTCAGAGATGGACGACGTACAGCTTGGTTCGATTGTCAGCGGCGAGATCACTGACGCGCTGAACCACTTCGACAGCGAATACACGCAGGACCGCCTGCGCGCGCTGGACTTCTACCTCGGTGAGCCGCTCGGCAACGAGGTGGAGGGTCGATCTGCCGTCGTCGACACCACCGTCTCGGACACCGTCGAGGCTATCATGCCGAACCTGATGCGGGTGTTCACGACGAACGACAAATATGTGCGCTTCGCCCCGCGCTCCGGCGAGGATGTCGAGGCCGCAGAGCAGGCGTCCGATTATGTCAATTACATCATCCAGAACCAGAACGACGGCTACAAGCTGCTGCATAACTTCTTCAAGGACGCGCTGCTGTTCCGTATGGGCGTCATCAAATATTTCTGGGAAGAGACCGAAGAGGTTGACGAGGAAGAATATAACGGCCTGAGCGAGCCGGAAATGGTGATGCTGCTCAACGACCCGAACATCGAGATCGTCGAGCAGAGCGAGACCGTCATGTCGAGCTACACCGACGACGACGGCACCGAGGTGCCGGTTGACGTGATGTATGACCTGTCGGTCCGGGTGAAGCGCAAAACGGGCCAGATTAAGGCAATCAACGTGCCGCCCGAAGAGTTCCTGATTTCCCGCCACGCCGTCTCGCTGGACGAGGCGCACTTCGTGGCGCACCGCACGTCGCTGACCGTCAGTGAGCTTGTGGCGATGGGTTACGACCGCGACATCATCGAACAGTACGCGGGCGAAAACGAACTGGACACCGACCGCGAGGTCAATAACCGTTTTCAGGATTTAGAGGCTGCGACCGGGGTTGACCCGGCTGACCCGACCCTGCGCTCGGTGATTTATCACGAGTGCATCATGAACGTGGACTTCGACGGCGACGGCATCGCAGAGCGGCGCCGGATTTGCGCGATTGGCGGAGACGGCGCGTACATCTTGCACAATGAGCCGTGGGATCACATGCCCTTCGCGGTGTGTTCCCCGATCCTGATGCCGCACCGCCTGATCGGGCGCTCGCTCTACGACCTGACCGAGGACTTGCAGGTCATCAAGACCACGCTGATGCGCCAGTACCTCGACAGCGTCTACAGCAGCACGCTGCCGCGCATGATCGCGGTTGAGGGGCAGGTGAACCTCGACGACCTGCTGGACGGCTCCGCAGGCGGTGTCATCCGCACGCGCCAGCCGGGTATGGTGCAGCAGATTACCGGCGCGTCGGTGGGCGGCGAGATACGCCCGCTGATGGATTACATCGACGGGATGAAGGAAAACCGCACCGGCATGAGCCGCGCGTCTCAGGGACTGTCGCCCGACGCGCTCCAGTCTTCGACCGCCAGCGCGGTCGCTGCGACTGTTCGCGGCGCTCAGGTGAAGCTGGAAAGCTACGCGAGGACGATGGCTGAGACCGGCGTGAAGGACTTGTTCAAGGGCATCCTGCATCTTGTCTTGAAGCACGACAACAAGCCGAAGGTCTTCCGCCTGCGTAATAACTTTGTGCCTATTAATCCGGCGGAGTGGAAGTCGCAGTTCGACGTGATGGTGCAGGTCGGGCTTGGCACCACGGACGACGAGACGAAGATCGCGTTCCTGACGCAGGTCGCTGCGAAGCAGGAGCAAATCCTGATGCAGATGGGGCCGCAGAACCCGATTGTGTCGATGGAGCAATACGTCAACACGCTGCGCTCGATTGCGGAAATCGGCGGCTTCAAGGATGTCGATCAGTTCTTCAATTCGCCGCAGATGATCCGCCAGCAGCAGATGATGCAGCAGGCGCAGCAGCAGGCTCCGCAGCCTGACCCGGAGATGGTCAAGCTACAGCAGGAGATGGAGATGGACCGCGCCAAGGCTCAGGCCGACATCCAGCTTGCCCGCGAGAAGATGGAGGCGGAGATGCAGCTAGAGCGCGAGAAGATGGCGATGCAGATGGAGTTGCGCCGACAGGAGTTGCAGGCTGAGGCCGAACTGCGTATGGCCAAGGCTGTCACCGACGCCGATATTTCAACCAACCTGCCGAGGAATTAGGGATGCCGGTAACGAAGCCATCGGGCGCTGACTGGTCAGCAGGCGCCAGCGCCCCATCGAACGGAGAGGCGCAACAAATAGCGGAAGAAATCGCCGCATCCTACGGCGACGACTACGGCGCGGGTTTCTTTGATTACGGGCCTATGGCCAATCCATATCAAGGCGCAATTAATGCCGCCGACACGGCACTAGCGAACCTTGCGGCGCAGCAGTATGCGTCCGAGCAGCGCCAGCGCCGCTTTGCTGATCAGGCGGCGATACAGGACGCGCTGGCCTTGCAACGTCAGCGGCAGGCGCAGCAGGGACTTGGCTTCGGGGCGTCTCTTGGTGCCGTGACCAACCCGCAGGTGTATCCGACCCTTACCCCCGGCCAGCAGGCGTCTTTGAACCAATACCTCCAGCGCGGCCCCGGCCAAGACTACAGCTTCGGCATCGTGCCGAAGATTATGGGCCTCCTCGGCGCTCCGACCAGATACGAGCAGATAACAAGCGGCGACTACCGCCCGGTCTTCGTGGGCGATGAGTTTTACGGCAGCTTCGGCGCTGGCCCGTTCGGCGGTCAGGTTTACACCGGGCGCACGCTGCCTTCCGACGTCGCGGCGGAGTACGGCATCCCCGGCTTTGAGGACACCAGCAGCGACCCCGAAGTTGTCGCGCCGGTGGCGGATGTCACGGGCCAGCCGCGCTGCCCGGAGGGCTACATCTTCGACGAGGACTTGCAGGCTTGCCGCTTAGACACCAGCGCGCCGGTCATACAGCCCCTTGAACAGCGCACGCCAACGCGCACATATAGCCTGTTAGATCAAGCACCTGACGGCTTGCTGGAGTTCCAGCGCCGCTACGGTCTGCCGCAACAGCAAATGGATTTCAGTCTACTGACATGAACGAAGGCAAAGTAAGAGAGAGGCAGGACCGCGCCGCTAAGGCTGAGGCGCTCCTGCGAAATGAACTTTTTGTCGAGGCGTTCGAGTACCTCGACGAGCAATTCATTGATGCGTGGAAGACCTCCGCTATCAATGATGCAGAGGCCCGCGAGAAGCTGTTCCACCTCATGCAGGCACTTGGCGCTGTCAAGGGGTACTTCTCTAGCGTGGTCGAGGATGGTAAGTTGGCAAAGGCCCAGCTTGACGAGTTCAGGCGCTATGGCCGCATAAACTAGGAGCTTTTTGATGTCCGACAATCCGCAAGGAACCGGCCCCATTTCTTTAACTGATGCAGTTTCTCTTCTGAACACGCCCCCAGCGGACACCGTGGCGGAAGAGACCACCGAGGCGCAAGAGCCTCAACAGCCTGAGACCGAGGCGTATGAGCCGGAGGCGGAGACCGCAGAAGCGACCGCCGAAGGGGATTACGAGCAGGACGACGAGGGCGAAGACGCCTACGAGGCGGATGACGGCGAAGAGTACGAAGAGGAACCCCCGGAGGTCTACACCGTGAAGGTGGACGGCCAAGAGGTAGAGGTAACCCTCGACGAACTACAGAACGGTTATTCGCGGCAGCAGGCGTACACTAAGCGCTCGATGGAGTTAGCCGAGCAGCGCAAAGCCTTTGAGGCGGAGCAAGCTGAGACGAGACAACTTCGAGACGCTTACGCGCAGCAACTTGATCAGTTGGCTGCCCAAATCCAGCAGGCAAACCAACAGGAACCTGACTGGAGAGCATTGGCCGAGACGATGTCCGAGCGTGACTTGTTTCTGGCGAAGGCCGAGTTTGACCAGCAGAAGGAATACCAGAAGCAGGTCGAGGCCGAACGTCAGCGCATCGCGGCGGAACAGGCTCGTGAGCAGGAGCAGAACCTGCGCCAGCACCTTGAGGTGCAGCGTGGCGAGATGCTCAACCGCATCCCTGCGTGGCAGGATGACGACACTCGCGAGGCCGAGCGCAAGGAAGTGATTTCCTACGCTCAGAAGCGGATCGGGTTTAGTGAAGAGGAAATCGCAAACGCATCTGATGCGCGCGCGATTGAGCTTCTCTATAAGGCGTGGCGCTGGGACCAGCTTCAAGACAAAGCCCCCTCCGCCAAGAAACGCACCCGGCAAGCTCCGAAGATGGCCAAGGCAGGGCGACCAAAGACCAAGCGCGAAGTTGCTAACCGTTCTCGGCAAGAAGCCCGCAAGCGTTTTGAAAGCGCTGGCACGGTGGACGCCGCTGTTGAGTATCTTATGGGGCGGAAATAGCCCCGCAACTTGAAAGGACAAAGTCATGACGACTTTCGCGACTAGCGCCGCCGTAGGTGAGCGCGAACAGCTTGCCGATGTGATTTACCGCATTAGATAGGGTAGGTGCGGTCTAAACCGGATG